AATTACCCAAGACATGGAAAGGTTACGAAGTTGTCAATGGTGACGACAACGATCTTCGCTTTCTTGACAAGCAAGGTGTTGTTGTTGGTCTTATCGAGAAAGGTATGGCAAAGAAAGATACAACAGGATTTGTTCAAGAGGGGATTGACTCTTGACAACTCAACTCAACTCAACTATTATTAAAAAATGACAGATACTTATTACGAATCAGCGGAAGCAATGACTATTAGTTATGCACGAGCAATGCAAGAACTTGACGATCACGGCATTGACGAACAGGGAAAGCAAGAATTTTTTGATGAGGTTGGCGACCTTGTCGAGTATTCAGCTCAGAAGGTTCTCGATTGGTTAGGCTACTAACCCGTTGAGCGTCAGGCAGTTACGCAAAGCTGCCCTGGGCGATTTCGCGCAAGTCGTTGATGCGGAGGTACTTATAACTTTTTTTAATTTTATTGATTTTTAGGGTTGACTCTCAGCAAGGGTCTGTCATAATGATACTTACCAACACGACCTAATCAATCTGCAAATTGATGGTGGTGAAGAGAGGCAATGATTGCAGTCACCGCTAAACTCTTGGAGGTTCGATTCCTTCCGTGTTGGTATGATTTTTACTTGACTCCAACTTTCAACTCTGTCATACTATAACCATGATTAAGATCAGAAAAAAGATTCTCTTCACCAAGTCTCGACCACACAAGCTCAAGACAAAAGTGATTCATCGCAAACTCAAACACAAAACCAATCTCACTCATGCGTCTTAACGATCCACACCACTTGCAAGTCCAAGACTTGGATGCTCTCGAAGCAAACGAATTGGCAATGGCATTCATTCACGACAAACTCATCGAGCCAATGGAGCAAAACAATTTGCTTGACGAAGATGCGTTTTCACTATTAAATGTAGTTGGTGGAGCATTAAAAGCAATCGCCAACAAAGCACACTCATACGAAACACTATACGAAAACAAAACAAATGCAAGTTTCTACCGCAACTAAAAAGTATCTCATAACCAAAAGCAACGATGGATGCGTTATTGCGATTCGCTCAGAAGATAAGACAGACAAAACTGATTTCTTTATTGGCGAAGCAACCATGAAAAAAAACATTGACAACAACACATTTGTTCGTCATAATCAACTAAACTATAACAATGAACCAATCTACATCTACCATGAAGACCTTTGATGACTTAACATTCACTCCTCACGCAAACCTACAAGATTTGGGCGTTCAAGCAAGTTTGACTCTTGACAATGGCTACGCTTTCAGCGTTGTGGGCAATACTGAAGGTGGAGATTTTTTTAAGGGCAACCATCCCGATAATTACGAAGTTGCGATATTTAATCCAAAGGGCAACTTTGTGCCACTCTCTGTCTCGGACGATGTACTTGCTTACCAAGCTCCGCACCAAATCACTTCACTCATGCACCAATTCGAGCTTGATGGCGTATTGCACGAAAAATTACTTGCAGATATTCGACACGACTTTAATGAGAAAGTTGCTGAAAGATACGAAGAAGAAACTGAAATTAAATACTAAATACTTAAATAGTAAATAGCAAATACAAAAATAGCAAATAGAAATAGAACAAATAGAAATAGAACCGCCGATATGTATTTATACTAAATGTACAAATGCACCAAAGCGGGCAAACACATAAAAAGTTATGTAAGATACTGAACATCAACGAGTTACGCAAAAGTCGCCTAGGCGGTTTGCCGTAAGTTGTTGCTTGTTAAGGACTTGCGTTACTCCCATTGAGAGTGAAAGCCCCAGTCGATGTCGGGCTGATCTTCGAATTCGAGCAGAGTAATTTGGTCTTGTAACTCGCCAATTTCGTTGCGTATAGCAACCCTTTGCGAGTCAGTCAAGATGCACTCCTTGAGCGTTTTGTGGAGTTCCAGGATTTCTTTTTGCATTTCAGATTTAGTCATACCTAAACCTACTACACGGCAAGGGGTTTGTCAAACTTTTTTTAAATCTTTTTGTAAAACCTTAAACATCAACGAGTTGCGCAAAAGTTGCCTAGGCGGTTTGCCATAAGTCGTTGATATTTAATGAGATGGGAGAAAGGTCAAACTCCGATACTCAGCGAGTGACCTATTCCCCCAAAACATTAACCTACCATGCCCCGCTTCCGAAGTGATCGTGAATCATGCGTATAATTCCCACTATTGAACTAATGATTAAAATTGTTGTTACATCCATTAACAAACAAGGCAAGGATCATTTTTTTGAAGCTTCGACTCAAGCAGATGAAGTTGCAAGTCAAGCTCTATTTGCATTCCGTGCAGATTATGTGCTTGTTCGTGATCGCCCTTGCGAATCGCCACAAACTTTTGTTGAGTTACTTTTCGCAGATTTTCTGCGAGAACTTGTATTTTACTTTTTATTTGCATGATACTATTTTAGCAATTTTTGGTTGAAAAGTAAAGCTTAATCTTGATCGAAGATTGCTCTCATGGTTGGACTGACCGCTTCCATGTCGTGAAGATTTTCGTCATTATCGAAGTCATCTTCTTCGTCAGAACGATCTTCTTTACTTGCAAGGTGTGAGACTTCGTCCTCAACATCTCGGTCGGTTGCTTTGAGCAAGCCATGTTCAACAATCAATTCTTCTGCAAGAATGTCTGCTCGAAGATCTTCCACGAACGATTTGAACACAGGAGAGATTTGCGTGGCGTTATTGTTGCTCGCCATTTGGCGAATGATTTCTAGTCTTTGTGATTCAGTCATGTTGTTAATTATGTTTATTTTGTTTAATCTGTCAAGGTTAATGTCATTTGATTCTGACGAATTTCTTGTATTTCGTCAAGCTCAATTTGTGCATTTGTTACAAGAATTTTTGCACTTGCAACTCCCGCATCTGCGATTGGCGTATGAATTTCAATTATTTCTTTTAGTTCTTGTTCTTTGTTCATAATGAGAGAGTAAGGTAAAAGGTTAAGCTTTGCAAGCTTTTTTATGCAAAGAATGGATGTTTTTTTACAGAAGAAAGGGGAACGGCAACACGATCTTGCGAACGATAAATCCTTGCCAAAACAAAAGTTTCAGCTCCATCTTTTTGGAAACCCTCGACTTGGAGGATTCTGCGTTGGTAATCTACTACTACATCTTTAATTTTAATCATACCTAAACCTAACACCAAAACGCCTACTTGTCAAGCCAAACGCAAAAAAAGATGCAATTATTTTCACTTTGTTGTAAGTCGCTGTATGCCAACGAGTTGCGCAAAACGCGCCTGGGCTGTTTGCCCTAAGTTGTTGATGTTTAAGGGTTTAGGTCGGGACTCAATTCATGACTTACCCATTCCATGAGAACCGATTTTAAGTCTGAGATTGACCAACCCGAGAGCAGAGATATTTCTGCCATAGTTGTTTCCCAATGAGAGTCGAAGAATTCTAGCACTTGATCTTTTGTCCATGTTTTCATGATTATTATTAAGTATTTATTGATGCTTGTAAAGATTAAACTGAGAGACTTTTTAAATTTTTTGTTGAGATGCAGAGTGCAACTTGACGAGCTTCGCCAAGCATTTTTCCTTGCGAGTTGCTCCACCTTGACTTGCGAGAGAGATTGCTAACAAAGAATTCGCTTCGAGTGGTCGAGTTTATTTGCTTTACTTTTTCGCGAGTCGATTCAATTGAATTACCTCTGTCTTTAACAAAGCTAGAAACTTCTTTCCAAGTATTGTAGTTTTTCAGTAAAGATGTGTCAGCTTTAACTTTTATGAATTTTATATCAACAAGGTTATCAGGTGTTCCATCATAAAAGCCGATGACAATGACAAGTCCATTTTTTAAACATTTCATTTTTCTTTCGAGATCGCCAAGGATTATCACAGAGGATTTGATATTGTAGTATTTTACTTCCCAATCCGCTACCCATTCAGAAGGTACATTTCCTTGCTCTACTATTTCTTTAGGAAAGTCTACTTTTGATTTATATTGATTATATTGTGGAAAGTTGTAGTGATCAGCAAGAAACATTTCCAAAAACTTACCATGTCCACCTTTATTGTGAGCATTTAAATTTCTTGAGTATTTAGCGATTTCGTTCATTCTATTTTGTGCAATTTTCATTTTGTGTCCTTTGTTTTAGTAATTTATAATTTTAAGAATATATTAGTGTGATTAAAAGTCAAGCATTATTTTTGCAAATTCTTACTGCTTCTGCATCCCAAATTTCTGAAAGTAAAAGCAAGATCCAATGTTGGCGATTTTCGAGGCGAGCTTTCCTCATTGTTGCGGTGATTTTTTGTAGTCTTTCTTGTTTATCGTTCATAAGTATAACCTATACCCAAAACGGGCTCGTGTCAAGCCTAACGCAAAAAAAAGTGAAATTATTTTCACTTTGTTGTAAACCGTTGTTGTTTAACGAGTTACGCAAAACTCGCTTGGGCCGTTTGCCCTAAGTCGTTGACGTTCAGCTACTTAGAAGAAAGTATTGGAACTTTGCGTTTTACGCTTATTTTCTTTGCCAATTCCATTGCCTTGGTATAGTGGCGAGCGTTGTCAATTATTTTGCCGTTTAGTACAACATTGTACCAATTGGCAAAGTTAGGGTTTTTGTATACATTAATCATCTTATTGATCAAATTGAGAGTGATAGCCATAATCCAAGTCGGCTTGTTCGCGAAAGCCTTTTAGAGCTTCAGCATCCCAAATGGCTATGAGTGCATCGAGAATCCACACTTGGCGTTTTTGTTGACGAGCTTGGCTCATTACTTTGGTGATCTTATCTAATCTTGTTTCCATACTACTAAACTACTACTAAACCTAATTTTACGCAAGAAAAAAGTTAATTATTTTTGCTATCCTTGAATTCTTTTAGGATTTGATCGAGATTCCAAATGTTGCCACCAACATCTTCAAAAAGGTCTAATCCTTCGAGAGGATCAGTTCCGAGGCGATCAATGATGCCGAGTTCTTCTGTCATGAATTCTTCTAGTTCTTCTGTCATAATTATAGAGTTTATTGATTAAAGGTTGAAAGGTCAAGGTTTATTTTACCAACCGCAAGGTGCAAGTCCATGATCAAGAAAAGCAACTGCTTCACGAACCGAGCAACGCATATCATCGCAGATGTCTGCAAGCTTTTGGTCACGAACGCTATTGCGACTAACGAAAGTTTTCTTTTGAAAGCGTGGATCTTTTTTAGTGAGTGCTAATGACTTTGCTTCAGCGAACAAGTCCCAAGAGAGCTTGCCTTGTTTGCAAAGATTAAAGATTGCTTGCTTGCGAGATACACCGACTGAGGAAACTGACTCACAAGCACTATCCTCTGTGGAGTAGTACAAGTGTGCGGATACTTGGTTGTCATTAGTGGTGAAGAATACAATGTCTATAATTTTCATAATTTTAATTTGGTTAATTGTTAAAGTCTTATCTTATCTTATATATACAATCTAAACACATAATCCGCAAAAGTCAAGCCCATAGCAAAAAAACTTTGTGTCATAAACTATTGATTATCATGTACTTATGTAAACACGCAAAAAAAAGTTGTTTTATTTTAAGAAAAGTTTTAGGTTTGTTGTAAGTCGCCGTATACCAACGAGTTACGCAAAACTCGCGTAGGCGGTTTGCCCTAAGTTGTTGATGCTTAGGGCTTTACGCCATTACCCGAATGCGGGACCTTGCTCGACTGCGAACCAATCGGATGGGTCAACTATGTTGCCGTTTAGCATAGGTTCGAAGTTCTTCTGATGAAAGCCCAATCCTGTTATTCCATTGACTCTTTCTCTCGTGGTTGGCGTGTTCCAACCTGCGAGGCTACCAAGTACAAGCCCGTCCTCAGTGCGTTGCACTATCTTATTACCATGCAACCAAACAGCGTTGCCGTCTGTCATGGTGTTGCCAACCGACTTGGCTTGGCGTTGTTCGAATGCTTGTTTAATTTGTTGTGTTACTTTTCTCATGATGTATTTAGTCTAAAGGTTTAGCTTACCAAGTCAAGCCTTTTCGCGGCTTCTTCTTTTTGTTTTGTTATTACTTCTGCCCAATGCTTGCGTGCTTGTTGTACTGCGTGAAGTGCTTCAAGTACTGATTCGCCTTGCGTGAAGGTTGCAAGTTCAGCCTGTGCAAGAAACTTTAAGTTTCCTTCTGCCTTGCTTAATGCGAGGCTAAGATCTAGTTCGGGAAAGTTATTTATTTCAGTTGTCATATCAATTATAGTTCCATTTTTCGCAATCAGCGTAAGCGTGATCGTAATTCATTTCGCCTGTTGGCTCAGGCAATTCATTTATGTTCAAGATGTTGCCAAGCTTGCGTTCGATTGTCACATATTCACCACCAAACACGCTACCGCAAGCAGGTTCGTAAACTTCTTTTGTTCCTTCTTTGATCAGATGGGAAGCACGGGAAGCAACTGTTTGTCTGTTTACTTCACCTGTTATAGTGGTAAATTCTTGTTTGTTTTCGTGAAGATCTCCGTTGCGATAGGTTAAAACTTCGAAGGAAACTGCGTATCTTTTATTCTTAATCATGTACTTAATTTACTGAATTTTTTCGTAAAAGTCAAACTTTATTTTAGTTTTTTTTCGATACATCCTCAAAAAGATCAATGCTCTTTGATGTCATGCATTTGTAAGCAAAAAAGAATACGAAGGAAAAGTTGATGATGAATAGTATTTCTAAGAACATGATATTTTATTTGTTATTATTTGTTATTGTCTATGATGTAGAGTATGACATGACACAAACAAAAGTCAACCCCTAAGACAAAAAAAGTAAAAAAACTTTACGGCTACCCCCTCCCCCCATGGTGACCCTACCCATTAAATGGATTCATTTTTCGATCGAATTGTACAATAGCGGCGGGGGGTGCCTTTTTTCAATATGAAATTCACATTATATAATTTACTACATATGCTCGATCCAAAAAAAATCGGCGGCCCTTTCTAAAATAACCTATTTATAATTATTTAAAGACTAGACCGCCTCAAAAAAAACTTAAAAAAAGTGTACAATATTGTACAATAATATATATCATGCCTCGACGCAAGAAAAAACCAGAAATCGTGAATGAAGCGGAAATTGAAAAAATTCGTAAATCATTAACCAAAACAAACATCAAGCTTAAAAAAATTGCACTCACTGAAAAACAAAAGCAATTGTTACAAATCATCTTTGATAATGATAGCAAAATAATATTCATAAGTGGCCCTGCGGGCACAAGCAAGACATACGTGGCCATATACGGTGCTCTACAGCTTTACAATATGAATAATGAGCGCGGCATCACATATGTACGCACCATCGCAGAGAGCGGCGAGAAGAGCCTCGGCGCGCTGCCTGGAGAAATGGCCGAAAAAATCAATCCTTACATGATGCCAATGAATGAAAAGCTCGACGAGCTGTTGATTCCTGGCCAAGCCAGCACAATAAAAGAAAAAGAAATAGTAAAAGGCATGCCCATCAACTATCTTCGCGGTGCAAGTTGGCGAGATGAAATAGTAATCGCCGATGAAAGTCAAAACTTTACATTCAAAGAATTAACCACATTAATGACTCGTTTGGGCGAGGGTAGCAAGTTGATCATCTGCGGCGATCCAATGCAAAGCGACATCAATGGCAAAAGTGGATTCGCGGACATGTATTCAATCTTCAATGACCAAGAAAGTCAAGCTCGCGGCATACACACATTTCATTTTGGAGCAGAAGACATACTAAGAAGCAAAATATTAAAATTTGTAATTGAAAAAATAAGCAAGAAAAAGGTGTAAACTAGCCCATGGCGAAATTCCAAACAGAAGGCCCGGTTAGTGTCAACAGCTTTATTAATTTTATCAATGACAATACTGCGCAACTTCGCGGAAGTTCATTAAAAAATAGCTTTGATAGCGCAAAGCTTGGTGGTACATTTTTGCCACAAGGAGATTTTGTTGCTCCGCATGCACTCAGCGAAAGTTATGGTGCGGAAGCAGGTTTTCGTTTTTGGGTAAACAATGATGCCTTGGGTACTCCCAATTACAGCTCTTCTCGCGCGCTTGCATTGGATGGCCATTTTTATTCTGAATTTAAATGGGCGATGGAGATTGGAAATGTTGAGCATAGCATGGTTTTTCCATATCGAAACTATATGTATGACATTTCGCAAAGCGCAAGTGCGAATGGATGTTTTGGCAGCGGCGATCAAACATATCGTAAAATTGATTGTAAATTGTATCATTCTGATGTTGATACAAAATCGAGAGAAAGAGAGGTTTATTTTGGCTTAACCTCTCCTGAAGGGATGAAATCATATTTTGGTGATGGTTATTGGGCCTCTGCAACTTTATTTTTTCTTACACCCGAAACTTTACCCCAAGAAGATCAAGACCAGCTCGAGCGGGTTCAATCAAGACTTACTGTTGGTGCGAAAATTGAATTAGATAATCAAATATATACAATCAATGAAGTTGAATTTAAGCCAAGTAAAAAAATCATCTTGGATAGAAATGTTCACCAAGTGGACCAGCCCCAGCAATTATTTTTAATTGAAGACTACGCGGTGGTTGCAACTTCGGCAGATTATAGCAATGCCAACGTTTCTCCCGCAAATGAAGACTATACTTACATACTAGATCCTTGGGTTACATATCGCGCAAAAACTTATTATAGTGATCATTTTGATCAAATGATTTTTCCTCAAGAATCAGCTTTTCAGAAAACTGGCGCGAATTATTTGATGGCCGCGTCAGTTACTGGAGATGGCTATTACAAAAAAAATGCCTCTGGTTTCACATCGGGTACAGCTTATTGGGGGCTAATGGCAAGAATGCTGTCTTTACCTACTTTTAAAAAACCCGTATTTCGATATTTGTGGGATTTATATACTGGTTTGCGAATCATAGTAACCTATGAATGGGTTTATATTCGTCGACCATATTGGCCAGGTACAGACTCGCAAGGATCAAACTACGTTTTTTACAATGCACCTGCGGCTCAAAGCAGCTTACAGTTTGATGCTCCTTCGATACGTGGATTGTATGAATACTCAACTTTTGCTACAAAAAATGCCAGTCACGACGATCGAAATATTAACGCTTCCTATAGCTGGACTTGGCTGTCTGGGTTTAGTGGCAATTATCCAATGCTTAAACTTCCAGAGACATATTTATATTTAAGTGATGTATATAATAGAATACATAATCCTCAAATTTGGATTGATAATTTATGGAATTATAATACTATTTGGCATGATACTTTATTGAATAATAATGACGATTATTTTTCTCGACTACCAAATCAGGATCCAAGATGGGGTTCGTGGGGTCTTAGAAGAAATTCTAGTCCATCTAATTTGGGTGTTACTTCTGTAGATAATTCAAGATTGAGATTGATTGATCCCGGCAATTCTGTAACTGATCAAAATGAAAAAGTGATAATGATTGATGATGGTACTGCTGAATTTAATAAAACAGCATCTTCTGGAGAAATAGGCAAAACTTTTGACCATTGGAATGGTTGTGATTGGCAATTATTTATGACAAGATTGAGTGAATATCCGGAAAAAGTGCCAGTATATCTGCGCGCAGGAGATCATGGTCATGGATACATTGAGGTTACCCCTGAATCAACCCTCAGATATCATATAGAAAAAGTTGATAGTGCATATAAAATATTTGAAGAATCTAGCATACTGCTGAGTGAGAATTATTGGTCGAGCACAGTATATGGAACAGACGCAGATGGTGATCCTATTGTAAATACGCCAGATAACTGGAATTCTTCATTATTTCCTGATTCTGCATTTTTTTATATTCACGATGGAATTTTTAATTACGATAGAGAAGGTTTCTTTATGGATATTTACCGAAACAATACTGATGAATTCTTGAATTCGGATGTGTTTTTCACGTATATTAATACAATACCATCAAAAAAAACAGTTATCACTGGATCTTTGTTGTATGGAACTGCTTTAGTTTATATAAATGATGTTTTGTTCTTGTCGATATCGGATACTTTTTCTTTTTCTTTTATTCCAAATGAATATCAAATAAAATTATCGATATGCCCACGCTTCGCAGGTATTAAATTAACAATGCATTATTTAAAAGTTGCGCAAGAAGGAGCCGAATTGCCTGAACAATATTTTGAAAAAAGCGAAGCTATTGAAGCCTGGAGTAAGCTACATTATAATGAGCACGACTATTATTATAACAATAGTTACAATGCCGCAGAATCTATTGATTCTCAAATAACTTGGGGTCCGTTTGATGTAACATATGAATCCTTAAATTCAAATCCAAATGGTTATTTTTTTACACAAAACCCACTATATTATCTTAAACTTGAGAATATGGTTATTTCTGAGTCATTTAGCCCTGCATCTACGATCAATCTTGAACTTCAAGCTTACATTAAAAAAACTAATGGTCAAAATGCTATAGCAACAAAAAAAATATCTTTAAGTTCTTATGCTCCTGCAAAAATAACAAAAGGAGTTGATTTGGAGAAAGATTCCCAGCGAGACGTTGCAGATATTTTACGGTTAAATCTGAATCTAGTTAAAAGGGGTAACAATGCAACAGGAACAATATCAATATCACAAAAAAGCAACATAGTCACAGGACAAGGCACTTTATTTACGGAAGAAATAGAAAAAGGGGATTTTTTATCGATTTTGAGTAACACAAATTATCAATTTGAGGTTGACTCAATTCAATCAAACACACAATTAACTTTAAAGAGCCACCATATTTTTAGCGATTTAACTAATGAGGTTGTGCGTATTGAAAAGCATAGTTCAATCAATGCTGTTCCTTACGATTCGTCTGGACAAACAAGTGTTGATGGTATACAGCTTTTTTGCATAGCTGATGGTGATTATTTTGGTGACGATAAAATTGCAATACTTGAACACTCCTTAAACTCTAAGGACTGGACTAGGGTACAAACTTTCTCAATACCAAGTCAAGGTCAAGATAGGTATGCTTATTCATCCACTTTAAGTGGAACAATTTCTGTTACAGCTGGATCTAAAGATGTTTATGGAGTTGGCACAAAATTTTTAAAAACAATATCAGGACAAACTATTTATGATGAAATTCATGCAGGAGATATAATATTCATAGATGCAAGTAGTTATCATGTAGATCAAGTGCTATCGGAAACTCACTTAACAATTTCAAAAGAATCTTCAGTGACAGTCACTGACAGTAAGGCTGATGTTGGCTCTTGGAGATACGTTCCCGTTTTTTATATACCAAACAACTCCCCCCTTTTTCCGCAATCAGAAAATCAATACACTTATTATAGAATTCGATGGGCTGCTGGATATAATGCAGATGATTTGCTTGCAGGAACAATTATTGCGCAAGATATTATTGAGTGTGCATCAATATCTCCGGGAAATAAAATAACTTTTGCAACAACAAATAATTTTAATTTTTTTAGAGTAAATAAAGATTTTATTCCCGCAAGGCCAGATGGAACAATCTCTCCAAGATTGGATGTTTTGGCTCAAAGTCATGGGTCAATAGTAATTTTTGAAGGATTAACATGCTTAAAGCCAAACATAATGAATACTTTAACTTTTGAATATCCAGACGATCAAAATTCAAATTACTTTGAAGAGGGTAATATTGTTCCTGGCGCTGACTATATGTGGCAAATAAAATTTCCAGAAACCCAAGGAAAAAATATTGAATCATTAAGAAATTGGGATTTAGATTCTGATTGGACCAACATAAAAAAACCAAACAAAAGAATACATCAATCAGCTTGGCAATTTATTCATAATTTGAGAGTTCAAGGTGCAGGTATAACTTGGACTGATAGCCGACTTGGAAAATACAATGCCTATCCAGGAACAGAAGAAGAGGAAGCATATACTTTGGGAAATATCAGAGGGCCATTCACCAACAAACCTAAAAGCTCGCTTTCTCTTATAAGATTTGAAGCTTTAAGAAGGTCAATAACAGAGTATGCCGTCAAGCCTGAACTGCCTGGCAATGAATTAATTATTCTTTTTAAGAGATCAATTACAGGTACTGTAGGAACTCCAGATCCTGATGGATCTGAGTCAAACGATTGGTTTTATACTTTGCCAGAAAAGAGGTTAATTGGCGGTACCGTTTCAATTTCGCCAGATAACACACACCAAGAAGGTTCTAATATTTTCTATAAAGTAGAGGGTACTTCCACAAATTTCTTGAGAGATGTTTTGGGTTTTGGTTCTGAAGTGCTAGATGATTATTTGCCGAGTTTTCCGTATGAATTTGGAACTAATAGTTTTTATATTGAGATCTTGGGAGTTGAATATGAGATAGAAAGAATTCATAGTAATACGGAGCTATGGCTTCGAACAGAAGTTGTTGTTTCTGCAGGTTTAGAACAAGCCTATGTGGATTATAACGCGAATCAATTGACAGATTTTTTGAATCAAAATATATGGATGCGAATGGGAGTTAAAACTTCCAATTCAAATTCTTATCATTGGTTTACCGCACAGGATATTGGAGATGCAGCTTCAGTTTGGCAACAGGGAGATGATCCTCCAGATGGAACAAATGAAGTGCCCGCACCTGGCACATTTAAAAACTTTGCAAAAGCCGTAATGATTTCCGCTTATTATATTTCCGAGACATCAACAGAGCCCAATCAATCTATTTCAGGAACTTATGATTTCGCAGATGTATCGAATGCTTCTCCGATTCAAATCAGTACATCTGGTTGGAGCCTGACTCCACAGAAAGTTATTAATCCAGTTGATAAAATTTGGAAACGTATGGGATATGCATATTCTTTGACTGGAAATGATACGGCTGCTACTATAAATTGGATTCGTGGCGCTTATGAATTTTCTGCCACAGATACTGAACTTGAAGATGACCTGCCAACTGGAGCCGCTCAAATAGGTTCAATTTTTGGACCTGTTTATCAAAACATAAAATATCTCCCAAAATCTAATGACGGTTTAAAGCTTAATATTCATTACTTGATAGATTTACCAATGGTAGATAGATTGCAAATAGAAATGGCAGCAAGATTTTGGGAGTCTATAATTTTAGATGATATAGAAATGGATGTTGTTGTGATGCCTCATCCTACTCGTTCTGTTGGTGGCACATTGGCTAGCGCTGCTCCATCAGAGTATATTATTGGTGAAGATAGTGCGTTTCACGCTCAAAATCGCGCGCAAATAAAAGAAATATATGTTTATTTGGACACAGATGATATTATCCCCGGTGCAGCTCCAGATTCTTCGTATACAGCAACAGGTAGGGAGATTGTTCTGGATGGCGTGGTTCCAGGTGGTAATCGATTGTGTCACATATTGGTTCACGAAATTGCTCATGGTTTAGGCGTAGGCACAAATTGGAATGTTGAGTTTGTTGGATATTATGATGATCAATATCAGTGGGGTTTTGCTAATGAATTTGGTTCTCAATACAGTGGGCCAGAAGCAGTTGCTCAGTATCAAAACATTATAAATTCTGCAACTCACATCATGCTTTACAATAATCAAACTAAAAAAATCGAAAAAACATCCATAACATCCAGTATGCGATCAAATTTCTATACCAATTCAGTGCCAATAGAAGGAGGTAGTTTTGCGCAAGAATTTCAAAGTTGGCAAGATGGAGATGTTGCAGGTGGACACATTGCAGAATACGCAAAAAAAGCTGGAGGCAGAACTCAACCAACATTCGTAGAATTGATGAGTCCAATATATGATGTCGCAAATTCTCCGATTACTCGTTTGACTATTGGATACCTTGCCGACTTGGGATATCAGGTAGATTATAATCAAGCCCAATCAATAGGCAAACCTGCTATGACCACTCAGTCTTCTGGCGAACAAATTTTAATTGGTTATACTGGCACAGAATATTACAAATGGATTTTTTATAATCCGGGTGGAGATGCAGACAATTTCGGAGGTTTTACCGCTCAACAGAGAGCTGAATATGGAATGGATCCAAATTCAACAGAAGATAGTTTATCTGGTGTCCATTTATACTTGTCTCAAATATATGAAGAAGTAAAAGACCGCCTGACTGCACCAAAATTAGTTTCTTGTAATTGTAAAACACACAAAATTAATGCAACTAAAAATCCAATCATGCCTTACGGAATCTCCGAGTGAGATAAGTTGTTTTCGCGATGTTACGTTATTCGCGCGAACTTATATTTTTGAGGATGTATTGTTGGAATGTGAACCTGGCACGCGAAGTGCATATTGGGCTTGGCTCAAACGTCACGGCGCACATGATTTTATCAGTGACTTGATACTTTCCGACACAAAAGAGCCCGGGTATAGTATAGGAACTACCCCGGGCTACAATATAGTAACAGACCGTATAGCCTGCTATAACCTTAGCGAAATTATTAGCTCGCTTCAGCGGTTTCGCTTGTAACTTCGTCTACTGCTTGTTGAGCAGTAGATTCTGCTTCTTGACGGCTTTTTTGTACTGCCTCAAGAAGTTCTGTTACTTGTTCGTCGCTCATACCTTTGACTTCTTCTTTGCCTTGCTGTAATGCACGACTTTGAGCCAATTGTAGAATTGCATTGAGAGAAACCTGAGATAGCGCTTCACCTAGTGTTGCGCGACTGAGAAATTCATTCGCTAGTGCAACCGCAGCGTCATTACGCTCGGCTGATACGTTATCTTCAGAACTGTTACTATTTTGGATATTTTCGTCTGTCATATATAATAATATTGTAGGTTATATTTTTTTAAAGTATTTTTTTGTGAATTGGATTTTTTTGTTGTTGTTTGATTGCTTCGATGATCATTGCATTGTAAAATGATTCGGTTTGTAGGTTGCGTATTTGTTCGCGTTGATGTTCAATAATTTCATTTTGATCCCACATAAACCAAGCCATATAAAAAAACAAAAGTAAAACACTGATTCGAGTTAATGCGTCATTCATAATACATGATAACAAGTAAATCGCGCAATTCTATATAAAAACTTTTAATCGGGTGTAATATAAGTCATGGCAACAAGAAGAATCGAAGATCTACCCACATTACCAACAGAAACGCAATCATTCGATCCGAATGCAGATTATATCATCATCCAAAAACCTGGTGGTGCATCATACAAAATGACTGCCAGTTCATTTTTGAGTCAAGCCATAGGTCTGCGGCAATATTCTGATGCATCAAGCGTTTTGATCAATACAAATGCTAATGCTGGTAACAGAATTCGATTTCAATCTGATGATTTATTATCAACCAATACAAATTTTACAATCAATATTTTTGCAGGTTCCAACATGTCAACAATCGTAAAGCAGTCTGGTGATTTATTGATAAATGGAACGGATGGATTTATTCCTTCCACTAGCGAGCAATTGCAATTGATTGGTGGTGGGGATTTTTATGTTTATGCGGATGTTACATATGATGATACCGCCCATAGTATTTTGTTTGATAACATTTATTATTCTATACTCACTGGGTCAACATACAGTTCTACTTTCAACGCTCTCGGAAGTCAGCCATTAAATATGTGCATACAAGCTAATATATCAGCTTGATGACATTTAATTGTTTTTTTTACTTTTTATTCGTTTAATTTCGTCGGGCAATATTTTTGCCACTTTATCAAGTTTATTTTCCATCATCAATTCTGCAGGAGTCGCGCCATTTAATTTTGCGTTTTCTGTTTTTAACCAACATGTTGATTGATAAGAATTTAGATTTTTACTGAGAGTTTCTAGGATGTTTCGTTGTGACATACCTTATATTACACACAAGTCAATAAAATTAAAAGTGTACATCAATATATGGGACCAATATTAAACACTATCATAGGTGCCGCGATCAAGCTCGGCTGCAATCTACTCAACGCATGGCTAGAGCAAAAACGACAAGATCAACTCGCACTTGCTGCGCGAGATGAAACGATGCTCAAGGCATTAATCGACAGCCAACAAAAAAATAGCAGTGATTCTTTTGTTAAAGTGTCTCGTAGAATATTATTTATGAGTATCACTTTCACTATGTGTTTTTTGATGATTTATTATGCAATGAATCCACAAATAGAATACAACATCATTGTGCCCAAAGGAGATGGAGGAAAGCTTGGCTTTGTAAGCTGGATATTTGGTGGCAAAGATTGGGAGATGGTAAGAATGACAGGAGGATTGATGTTAGCAAGTTTTATGGATTTGTGTTTTATGGTGGTTGGATTTTATGCGATACCAAGTAAACGTAGATGAGATATATAGGATTGTGTTTTTTATTATTTAGTGGTTGCGTAAAAAAGTTTATACAGAAACCGCAAGAAATAGCGGAAAAAGCTTCTCCTGGCCAAGAAAATAATGTATTATATATTAGTGATGAATTGCAAAAGCTTGATATTTATGGACCCTTGTTATGGTTCTCAATTATAATAGGATCGGTTATGCTTTTGGCCCTCTCATCGAAATTGTTTAAAAATGAATAGCGGACTTGATGTAATTAGTGTTTTAACGGGTATAGTTTCAGCAATCACTGCTGTTGCGGGTATGTACTTTAAAATAAGGTACGATGAAAGAAAGAGTAAAGAATTTAGCTACGATCCGAATCAGCATAGTAGCATTGTCACAGCTTTAGAGTATGTTCTTGCAGAAACCGAAGCTGATAGAGCATATGTTCTTGAGTTTCATAATGGAGAACACTACTTTTCTGGAAGAAGTCAACAAAAGCTAAGCTGCACATACGAAGTGGTTAGCGAGGGAATCAGTTCTGAGTGTCATAAAATACAGAATGTTCGCACCTCAAATTTTCACGGCCTCACAAAAGATATAGCATCAGAAAAAACATTTAAGTGTCCAAATTTAGAAAAATATACTGATGATATAACATTCAAATCATTTCTTGAAGATAAGGGTGTGAAAAGTATGTTTGCTAGGCCAATCAAAACATTAAATGGTAAGATACTTGGTATCATCATATTAGATTACGTAAAAGAAAATCGAGTATGGAGTGATGAGGCTGAAGAATTTGTCAAGAAACAAGCACGCGTAATTAGCGGTTATTTGATATAATTATATTTTAAGCTATAATATAAATATATTATGGCTTTCTCATATTGTCCTCATTGTGGTTTTAAAAATATGTACTCTGTTCAGGCACCAAAATTTTGCGGTGGTTGTGGAGAGGGTATAAACATATTATCTGCGGCTAAAACGAGTTCGACCAGCGCAAGCAAGTCGACACCCATCCGTCGAGCTCCAAAGCGACGAGCTCCTGTTCAACATACAGAGATTGACGATCCTGATGGTACAGATGTATACGAAGTGCCTGATATAACCAAATTTTCATACAGTATCGAGCAAGACAAAAATAAATTTAGCCTCAAGGATATTATTCCTCTCGAAGAAATCGAAGCTATCAATAAAGATGATCAACCCAATCCTTCTCAAAAAAAAGCGAAACGACGTGGCCGACCAAAAAAATCCTGAATTCACTTACGAGGACAAGTCAGAAGAAATTGATCTTGAAATAAAAAAAAGAAGAGGGAAATGGTTTTTAGATTCTTTAGCATGGTTTGATTTTGATGATGTTGAGCAGATTATTCGAGCTCATATTCATAAAAAATGGCATCAATGGGATCAAAGAAGATCTCTCAAGCCATGGATTAACAAAATCATAACCAATCAAATGAAAAACATTTTGCGCAACAATTACAGCAACTTTGTGAGACCTTGTCTGAACTGTCCATTCAATCAAAATTGCGCCACAAAAGATGGCGGAGAGTCATCTCTATGCGGATTCACTAAAAGCGGTTTACAGGACTCCTCCTGCCCATTGTACGCCAAGTGGGAGCGAACCAAGAAGCCTGCGTACGGAATCAAGATGGCATTAGCCCTCGAGAATCATACTCACGAGGTTGGATCCATGCGAGATTATAATTTTGATATTCTTGATGCACAAGCCAAATTAAACATTCACATGCAAAAAGAATTAAACGAAAAACAATATCAAGTATACGAACTATTATTTGTTCAACACTTGGACGAAGAAGAGGTCGCAGAAAAAATGGGATACAAAACCAGCGAAAAAGGTCGCAAGGCTGGCTACAAACAAATAAAGAATTTAAAGAAAATGTTCAAACAAAAAGCGCAAGAAATACTCGAGCGTGAAGATGTCATATCCTTAAGAAGTGATCCACCATGGATTTAACAAAAAAACAAAAAGATGTTATCCGTGAGAATGCTGGTAGCATCACAGATTTAACTGAATTGACTCAATTAGTTTTTCCAGAATTAGAAAATATTGATGGTCGCAGCAAACAAGGTAGGGCCGTTAGAAAGTTTCTTGCTGATAACGAAATAAATTATGAGACTCGACACTTTGGTGCGAAAGACCCAATATCTTTAAATCAAGAACAAAAAGATTTTATTGACAACTCTATTAGTGATGGCATGACTTGCAGTCAAGTTGCGGGCATATTGTTTCCAGAAGCAAGAATAACAAAGGTTGGTCAAGAATACGTTGCTATTCATGCATACGTTGAAAGCAATGAACACCTAACAACTCCTGCGATTGAAGACGCGGCCTTTAGGAAATATTCTCCGCCCAAAGCTCCAAGCAAGATCATAAAGAAAATAAATGATTATGCTCAAACCCGTATTGACGAAAATAAATTGAGTATGGCGGAAAGAAAAGGAATTGAATCGTTAGGTGGCTTTCTTGCTTCTCCCCGCTTTATACAAGTTATAAATAATTATGACAGCCAAGAAGATCGCGATTTATTTGAGGCAGAATTTGTTCGTGCAACCTGGGACAAACCAGATTTAACAAGTGATGAAATTAATTTATACATCAATGTATGCATGGATTATATACATTTAAAAAACATACAAGGTGCAATCAATAAATTGAATAGAATGTTTGATGAAGCAGAGGATCAACAAGATCTAACTGTTCGATTGGCCGAACTATTAAAAACAAAAAGCGAAGAATACAATCAATGCGAAAAAAGAATGGAGTCACTCATTCAAAAACTTCAAGGCGACCGTTCAAAAAGAATCAACACAAAACAACAACAAAACGCTAACATTCTTGCGCTCGTACAATTGTTTCAAGAAGAAGAGGAGCGTGAAGTTATGATCAAAATTGCCGAGCTTCAAAAGCAAGCTGCGCGAGAAGAAGCCGATCATTTAGAGTCCATGCCAGACTGGAAGGCTCGAGTGCTTGGCATATCCAAAGAAGATGTCATCTAAGGAAAAAGTATTGTATGGAAAGTATTTTGTTTGCGATTCTCCAGAAAAAGAAGAATCCGCAGCTTTAAGCTTTGGTTGGCGCCCAGGACAGCCAGAGTTTTCGTTAACAATAGATTCTTGTACAATTGATGGTGGTGGAGCAGTTGAGGGCTTGAAGTTGAGCTTTTGCAGAAATGTGATCGTAAAAAACAGTCAGATATTTGGTGGTAGTGAAGATTGCGTGGACATTGTTCGTGGAGAAAACATAACCTTTGATAATTGTACATTCTTTGCTAATTCAAATACAACACAACATATAACATGCAAGGGTGGTGCAAAAAATATAACATTTAAGAATTGTAAATTTATTGGTTCTTTTAAAAATTGGTGGAATGGTGCATGTATCGATTTGGGAAATTGGACAGATTATGATGATGTTGATCGTCCAATGGTAAGAAATGTACATATAATTGATTGTGATATGCAGCAAATTGATTGTGGTATATTGTACCGACGATTATATTCTGAGACACCTTATGTGTCAAACACTCGAGGATTTCGATTAAATATTCCAAGAATATTCGTGAATGTATTTTGGTGGTTGCAAAGAAAGGGTGTTATTGGACATAGACGGAGATTTCCTGAGAGTTGGTTAACAATATACGGATTTGAGTTATGATAACCTGTAAAATATGCTCCGAACAATTTGAAAGTGAGAAAAAATTGCACATGCACTTGCGTTCACACAAAATTACTCTTGCGGAATATTATACTAGGTATTATCCTAGAAATAATTTACTTACCAAAGAACCTTTGCCATTTAAAAATAAAGAACAATATTTTGACCGCGATTTTGCCAACAGAAAACAATTATTAGATTGGTGCGCAAAAACACCGGATGCACAAGTAAAAGAATATATTCTTGAATTGCTTGATCGAAGAATCAAGCGTAAAGAGTTAAAGTTTGGTCCGTCGCATGTAGAACTAAAGACGAGTGACATGCCAACTGTTGATTTATATCAAAAACATTTTGGCTCATATAGCAAAGCTTGTGATTTGGTTGGAGTTAAGCCATTGTTTAGTACGCGATTGCCAGATGAATGGCAAAATCCTGTGCCAGATGATGTTAAAATATTTATTGACACTCGTGAACAGCAACCTCTTGAGTTTGACAATTCAGAATCATTAAAATTAGACTTTGGGGACTACGCCGTGGGTAGCAATCATTACGATTATACATATGTCGATCGAAAAAGTGAAACAGATTTCAAATCCACACTAAGCAAAAACAGTCTCAACCGATTTCGCGCAGAACTACAACGCACGAAAGATTTTGACAGTTATCTTTTTGTGGTAACAGAAACAGATATGAGTACCATGGAAAAGCGTAATAAATGGTCGCCACACACATCCAATATGAAGTATATTTATCACAACATGAGGGTATTGGCGCACGACTTTTCTGGTCATTGCCAGTTTATTTTTACAGGTAGCAGAGAGCAGTCCCAACAACTAATTCCAAAAATTTTAACGTTAGGTAAGAAATTATGGAATGTTGATTTACAATATTACATCAGCAATCAATTAATTTAATGGCTTGGGAAACAGGAAATCAACTTTCGCGCAGAGGCGACGACGACTTTAACAAAAAACTTGGAGAGATTAAAGGTTTTATTGAAGAGAAGGAAGCTAAATTATTGTTGTATGAATTTTTAAGAGAAAATATAACATTCACTGCTGACTTGGTTAGCGGTGTGCAATTGTTTCCCTTTCAGCATATGGCAATCAAGGCTATGTTCGAGACAGATTACTTTATGGGTGTGTGGAGTCGGGGTATGAGTAAATCATTCACCACTGCAATTTATGCATATCTTGATGCGCTATTAAACCAAGGAGTTGAGATTGGTATACTTTCTAAATCATTTCGTCAGGCAAAAATGATCTTTAAAAAAATAGAAGATATCGCCAGCAAGCCAGGCGCTGCATATCTTTCACAATGCATCACACACAAATCAAAAAGCAATGATGAATGGTTGCTAGAAATTGGAAGCAGTAGAATTCGTGCATTGCCACTTGGTGACGGTGAGAAGCTTCGTGGTTTTCGTTTTCATAGAATCATCATTGATGAGTTTGCGCTCATGCCCGAGCGTATTTACAATGAGGTTATCATACCATTCTTGAGTGTTGTGGAAAATCCAACACAACGAGAATCATTGTATAATTTAGAAACAGATTTAATTGATCAAGGCAAAATGAGTGAAGATGATCGACACATCTGGAAAAACAATAAACTTATAGCTCTTTCTTCTGCCAGTTATAAATTTGAGTATATGTACAAAGCATATGAACAGTTTGAAAGTTTGATACGAAGTGGTAGCACAAAACAAAGTGAAGCGCATCGAGTGATCATGCAATTTAGTTATGATTGCGCGCCAAAGCAGTTGTACGATCAAAATCTATTAAATCAAGCGAAATCAACAATGAGTCAAAGTCAGTTTGATCGAGAGTTTGGATCGATATTCACTGATGATAGTAGCGGATACTTTAAAACATCCAAAATGGCATCTTGTACACTCAAGGAGGGTGAGTCTCCGAATATAGAAGTTTGCGGTGAGGTTGGTGCGAAATATATTCTTGCATTTGACCCTAGTTGGGCAGAAAGTGAAAGTAGTGATGACTTTGCAATGATGGTTCTCAAATTGAATGACGATAAAAAAATAGGAACCGTTGTTCACAGCTATGCACTTAGCGGAACAAATTTAAAACAACACATTTTTTATTTTTATTATTTGCTTACTCATTTTAATATTGTATCTGTTGTTGGCGACTATAATGGAGGCGTACAATTTATCAATGCATGCAATGAAAGTAGTTTATTCAAGAAAAACAAAATCAACATCAAGTGCCTCAACACAAACTTTGATGATTTGGAACACTACCAAGATAAAATAATAGAAGGAAAGAAAGAATATAATTTAGAAGATAAAACAATTTGTTATCTGCGAAAACCTACCAGTCAATGGATACGATTAGCAAATGAATTGTTGCAAGCAAATTTTGATCATCATCGAATCTTCTTTGCAAGCCGCGCGATTGACGATGCATACAATGAACAACGCAACAAAAAGATACCCATTCAAGACATCAAGTTTCTGAGAACATCTCAGAGTTTAGAGCGTCAAACAAATGCTGCAAAAATGATCGACTTTGTGGAACATCAATTTGACATGATGAATTTAATCAAGACACAATGTTCACTTGTTCAAATTACGACCTCTGCAAGTGGCACACAAAATTTCGACTTGCCACCAAGTTTGAAACGTCAAACCGGGCCAGAAAAAGCAAGAAAAGATAGTTATTCTGCATTAATACTTGGCAACTGGATGGTTAAATTGTATTATGATATGATGAACGCAAAAACAGAGAATGTTGATTATAGTTTTACTCCCATGTTTATAAACTGAGTGTACCTTTTGTTTAAATGTCTAAAGAATATAAATACACAACAACTTTTGATAGCGTAGTTTTCGCATCAAGTGATATTGAGAACTCAAATATCAGCAAGGCATCCCTTGATTCTCTCAAGCCTTTGATACCTCAAAATATAGATCTTGACCGAAACATCGACCTGCTTGGCGTAGCTTTCAACGCGGCAGTAGTAAATAAATTTAATAAAAATGGAGACGGAATTGCCAGCGAAGCAGCTGTAGCAATAAAAGATTACTTCGTTCACAAGCCAACCAATATAGAGCATGATCGCGATAGAATTGTTGGACACATTGTATCCGCTGGATTTTCAAGATATGATGATTCATCTGAATTAATGAGCGATGATGAAGCTTTAATTACCGAAGGCGCTTACAATATCGCACTTGCCGCAGTAGTCTACAAAACAGCAAGTAAAGAGTTTGCTGATCTTGTGGTCAACTCAACTGATGCAGATAGCGATTATTATCAAACTGTTTCCACGAGTTGGGAAGTTGGTTTTAATGATTATGTAATCTCTGTTGGTGGAGATGATCTTCACGAATCTACAATTGTTTCAGATCCTCAAGAAATTGAAGCATATTCTCCTTATTTAAAATCTTTGGGCGGAAAAGGAACATTGAAAGACGGTCGAAAAGTTAATCGCTTGATTGTTGGTGAGATATATCCATTAGGAATAGGTTTCACTTCCAACCCTGCGGCAGATGTAAAAGGTTTGGTCACTCAACAAGGTGAACCCAAGACTGCAGCATCCAGCAGAAATGAACCAATCGACAAATTAATAACAAAAAGCAAAAAAACTTCCCATTCCTCTCAGGAAAATGTACTAAACAAAGAAACCAATAATAATACTATTATGGACAAAGACACAATCATAAATGAATTCCGAGCAGCTTTAGACGAAAAGCTTGGCAACCAAGATTTCTCTGAAGAGAGCGTCGCAAGCATCTCAAAAGTGTTTATCGAGGCTATCCGTGAGAAAGGCGAACAATACGTTGCTGATCTCGACAAGGCTAAAGCTGAAAAAGAAGAAGCTGTTCAGGCTCAAAATTCTCTTCAAGAGAAAATGGGTGAAGTTGAACAGCAACTACAATCCACACAAGAAAAGCTTTCAGCTCTCGAACAAGAGAATACTGCTCGCGAATCTGAAGTTCGTTTCAATGCCCGCATGGAGTTGTTGAACGAAATCTATGACCTCGACGAAGAGGATTCCAAGATCGTAGCATCTGAACTTACTGACCTTGATGAAACTGAAGAAAGTTTCGCTGGTTATCAAGAAAAGCTTGCCAAGGTTTGGAAACATAAAAACAAAGAATTTATCGCTGCCGAGCAAAAGGCATTCGAAGATCGCGTAGCTGCAGAAGTTGCAAAGCGTCTTGAAACAGTCGAAGCTGCGACAGAAGAAAAAACAGAAGTTGAAGTTGAAGTTGCAGAAGCGTCTGAAATTCAAGAAGAAGTTGAAGCCTCAGAAGAAACAACTGATGAAGTTGCTGAAGCTCTTGACGCTCTTGAAGTTGAAGAAGCTGCTGTTGTCAACAACAACGAAAGTTCTTCCGATAACGAATCGCTTCGCGATCGTCTTTCCAAGACTTTCAAAGAATCTGTTAAAATTTCATACTAATATATAGAAAGAAAAAAATTATGGCAAAAAGAATACTACCATACCGAGACTACAGTGAACATGACGTTGTCAATTTGTTCGCCCTTGACGTTGATGGAGCAACTCTTTCGAGTTTTGTTTCCAACGGAACTGGCGATTTTGACGCTGGCGTTGTTGTTTCTGTAAGCGCGGGAGCTCTACCTGGTGAGGTTTCCGAATTGCGCGCGTCAACACCTGATAATCTTCGTGATTACTTGGGTGCTAGCTTCGATGGAGCGCATATTGGATTCAACGGATACCCCGCTAATACAGGTATGACTGTTGCTCCTGCTGATGGATCCGGTCGAGCCTTAGGTATCACACTTCGTGAAACCTTAGCTTTCGACGAAAACGGAGAAAAGATGCTTTACTACAAGCAAAAATTGGACGAAGCTCAAGGCGTACTTCCTGGTCAAACAGTTCCTGTTTTGACAAAGGGCCTTATTCTTCTTTCTGGTTCTGCTTTCGCTAGCGCACCAGCTTTGGGAGACGACTTAGAGGTTTCTTCTACAGCAGGCAAGCTCGAAACAGCAACAACCGGAACAGTTGTTGGTTCAGTTATCGCTATTGGCGAAGACACCAGCGATTCATCCAAAAAGTATCTCTGCAAAGTTAGCTTCTAAGAAAGGAAATTTAATATAATGAAAATTACTTTAGAAAAGACACCCGAGCAAGCCGAGCTTATCAAAGCTATGGCTTCGAAGAATCGCGATGTTGCCTATGAAGCTCAAACTGCTTTGGCTGAATTTATCGGTCCAGTTTTGGCAGAAGTTGTTAATACAGCTCCTACAGTAAGCAACATGTTTACTAGCCTTCAGTTCAACAGTGACGAAAGCCCAAGCATTCCTTTGGATCTTTATCACGACATTACTGACGAAGATTACATCCAAGTTTGGAGTCAATCAGTTCCTGGCGGACTTCCTACCAACCAAGTTGCTCCATCACAAAGCGAGCTTAAGTTCACAACTTATACTCTCGACAGTGCATTGAGCTTCGACAAGCGTTATGCTTCTCGTTCCAGACTTGACGTTGTTAGCAAAACATTCACACGCATGGCTCAAGAAATTCTCCTTAAACAAGAGAAAACTTCTGCCAGCATGATCATGACTGCTTTGGCTAACGCTTCAACAAATAGCGAAAAACACGTTATGCGTTCTGCTCAAACCGGACGTTTCTTACTCTCCGACCTTAACAAGTTGTTCACCAAGGCCAAAAGAATCAACACTTCTTGGACTGGTGGAACTCCTGCTGATCGTCGTGGACGCGGAATCACAGACATCTTGGTTTCTCCTGAAATCGTAGAAGAAATTCGCGGTTTAGCTTACAATCCAATTAACACAATTGGTGGAGCTGGTGGAGTACCAACAGCTGGTGATGGAATTGCAGGTACAGACACAATGCGTGACGCTATTTTCAATAGCGCTGGCATTCCTGAGTTCTATGGCGTATCCATTCAAGAATACAATGAAATGGGTGATGGCCAAAAATGGAACACTGTGTTTAATACAGCTGCCGGAGCAACCACTTATGCTGACAACTATTCTGTACAACAAAATGGCGGTACTGCTCAAGCATTCCAAGCTGGTGAAGAAATTCTTGTTGGTGTTGATCTCAGCCGTGAGTCTATGATTCGCGCAGTAGCTACCGATTCCGAGTCCGGAGACGAGTTTAGTCTTGTATCCGACGACCAATTCGTAACACGTCAATCCAAGATTGGTTACTACGGTTCTCTTGAAGAAGGCCGTATGATCATCGACGACCGTGTGTTGCTTGGTCTTATCGTTTAATTTTAATTTAAAATAAACGTTTTATAAAAGGTCCACCTCAGGCAACTGGGGTGGATTTTTTATTTTATCAATTTACTATATATTAGTGTATAATCCTACAAGGAAAAAGGTATAAATTATGGCAAACAAAAAAACAACATCGAGCAAGTCTACTACTTCCAAAAAAGCAACCGCAAAAAAGAAGCAAGTACAACTTGAGAATCTTCAACAAACAAACGGAAAAAGTTATGAAGACCAAGTCGCTAAGGCACGCGAACTTGAAGATATTTTAGGGATCGCAAAGATCAATCCATTTAAAACAAATGACAAACGCGTATTCGCTGACATGCTGCAAGACATGAATCTTACAGATTTACAGTCATTCGCGGTTAAAGTTGGAGTGTTTCCAGCTGGCAATAAAACTGTTTTGAAAAACAAAATCAAACGAGCATTTGATGCAAGTTTACATGGCAAAGGGAGTGTTCAAATTATGGGTGAGCCAATGAAGCTTGATCCAAACAATCCAAAACACAAAGAAGTGATTGATTATTTAAGAGGTTAACATGGCCGGAGATCCAGAAATTGTTTCGTTTGTAGAATCGCTACCAAGTGGTTCTTCAAGCTATTTTGTAGATTTTCCAAACGATTTTGCAACCGAACCATTGGTTACTGCATCTTTGCAAAATGATACAACATCAGAAATTGTACCATACATATTATCAAATGTATCTACTTCTGGTTTTTATATCAATTTTGGATCTCCTTTGAGCAATGATGATTATGATCTAAATGTTAGTGCTCAGGTTGTTGGATCTCATTCTATTGGTGATGCCGCTGATTCATTTGTTCCAGGACAATACAACGGCACACAACTTGGCGTGCTTGCTACAAAGATATATGATGAAGAAATTGGCTTTCACACCTCAGGAAGCGCACGCACAACAGAAATTGGATTGATTGCCAATTGGCTGGAAGGTCATCTTGGTGAATTAAACAATTTAATTTTTACTTCGTTTAGTGGTTATAGTCCAGACGGTTTCAATCTAGAGGAACAGAGTATCATTCGTGAACTGTATCTTAGTGAATACAACCGCAAAGCTCATCGTAGAGTATTGCGCGGAATTGATGGCAGCGATGGCAGCCCAGATTTTCAGGTTATTCGTGAAGGCGATTCGATGATACAAAAATCAAACAAAAACGTAACCGCTAAAAGCTATCGAGAAGCCTATTTAGATTCGCAAGCACGCGTCAAAGATCTTGTTTATGCATACAACCTATATGGAGCCAAGCCTAGTCAAGTATACGGCGCTGACGCGCCTTCTACAGGACAAAATCCAAGCCTCGATGGATATTATAATTAAAACAGTGTAATACATTATCATGAGCGAAATTTCAGAAAGCAATTCTAATCCCAATAAAATCATCAAATCTCAATTGTTTCACATTTGGAAAAAAGCGCGTGTGATGTATGAGATGGTAAAAGATGATACAGTATTGGAAGATTGGGTACGCAAAAGCGTAAATGAAGCATACGAAAACATCGACAAAGCATTACAATATTCTGAGTACGAAAAAATGTTTCCTGCTCAACGCGAAGAAGCTGAAGAAGATGAAAAAAGCAAAAACAATTATCTCAGCAATGAGGACAAGCGTTATCCAACTCCCGCCGCACAAGAAACTGGCGATCAATTTATTACTCGCTGCATATTAGATGCAAACATGAAAAAACGTTATCCTATTCAGGGTGATCGTTTTAGTGCTTGTATGACTATTTTCAATGAAAAGAAAAATGATGTCAGCGAAGATCTTCACAACAATCCAGGCGAGAAGTTCGAAGATCCTATGGAAGTTAAAGATCCCGAACTTCCCGATCCCATCAAACCTCTTCTTCCGTAATTTTGTATTTTAGTTCTCCTT